CTCACCATCACCGTGCGGGCTGCGCCGGTTGGATCGACCATGCGACCGCAACCCGGTCAACGGATGCGGGCTGGCACTCGGGTCTTCAAAATCCTCGCGGTGAGCGAGGCAGACGTGGCGGCGCGTTACCTGCGCTGCCTTGCCGAAGAGGAGGTGGCGGCATGAGCTACGGCATTTCTCTGGCGCTGCAACAGGCCATCTATCAAAGGCTTACGGCAGATTCGGCGCTCGCGGCACTGGTCGGTTCGGCCATTTTCGATGTGGTCCCGCCAGGGTTTTCGGGATCGACCTATGTCTCCCTGGGAACCGAGGACGTGCGTGAGACTGGAGACGCCACGGGTCGCGGCGCATTGCATGACATCACCATCAGCGTGGTCAGCGATGCGGCCGGGTTCGCCACGGTCAAGGAAGTGGCCGCCGCGATCTCGGACAGTCTCGTGGATGCATCCTTGATCCTGGCGCGCGGCCATCTGATCTCGCTCAACTTCTACCGGGCAAGGGCCCGGCGGGTGCAGGACGCCGACATGCGGCGCATCGATCTGCGCTTTCGGGCGCGTGTCGAAGACAGCTGACTTCACGACCCTAAAACGGAGACACCGCTATGACGGCTCAGAATGGCAAAGACCTTCTTATCAAGCTCGATATGGACAATACGGGCAACTTTTCGACCCTTGCGGGCCTGCGGGCGACGCGGATCAGTTTTGACGCTGAGAGCGTCGATGTCACCTCGCTGGAAAGCCAAGGCGGCTGGCGTGAGCTGCTCGGGGGTGCCGGCGTGAAATCGGCGGCGCTGTCGGGGTCCGGGATCTTCAAGGACGACACGACGGACGAACGCGCGCGTCAGATCTTCTTCGACGGCGAGGTGCCGGAGTTCCAGGTGATCGTGCCGGACTTCGGTATCATCGAAGGCCCGTTCATGATCACCGCTATCGAATACGCGGGCAGCTACAACGGCGAGGCGACGTTCGAGATGTCGATGGCCTCGGCGGGCGAGCTGACCTTCACGGCGCTCTGATCATGGCAAATCCATGGACGGGCGAGGTGGCGCTGGTCATCGACAAGGAGCGCCGGGTGCTGAAGCTCACGCTTGGCGCGCTGGCGGAACTTGAGGAAAAGCTTGAGGCTGACAGCCTCGTCGCCTTGGCGAGCCGCTTCGAGGCAGGTGCCTTTTCCACCCGCGATGTGATCGCGGTTCTGGTCGCGGGCCTGCGAGGCGGCGGGATCGCGCCGGGAGAGATCGACCTGGCGACCGCCGAGATTGACGGCGGGCCGATGGCCGCGGCGAAAGCTCCCGGTCAGTTGATCGTGCGCGCCTTCGCTTTGCCTGAGGCCAAGGCATGAGTGCGGCGCGTTTTGATTGGCCGGGACTATTGCGGCTCGGGTTGCGCGGTCTCGGGCTGAAACCCCGGGAGTTCTGGGCCCTGACGCCGGCCGAGCTGACCGTGATGCTGGGCCGAGACGGGTTTGGAGCCAATGCGCTCGACCGTGCGCGGCTTGACGATCTTGCGGCGGCTTTTCCAGACACCGCCCCGACCGGGGCAACAGGAGTGAACTTTGATGACGGAATTTGACGGTCTGGACGCGTTCGACGATCAAGTCGCCGCTCTTGAAACGTCCCTGCAAGGCGCTTCGATGCTCGCGGCGGGGTTCGCTTCTGAACTTGAGAAGATGGGCGCGACCATCGACAGCGTGAACAAGGATGTGTCGTCCCTGTCCTCGGGCATGTCGAGCGGATTGCGCAAATCGCTGGATGGCATCGTCTACGGGACGATGACCATGCAGGAGGCCTTCAAGTCGCTTCACAAGTCCATGGTCGACACGGTCTATGACACCGCTGTCTCCCCGGTGACCGACCATTTCGGCGGCATCCTGGGGCAGGGCCTTGGCACCATCATGAACGCTTTCCTGCCGTTTGCGAACGGTAGCGCGTTTACGCAGGGGCGCGTCACGCCCTTTGCCAATGGCGGGATCGTGGCGTCGCCCACGCATTTCCCGATGCGTGGTGGCGCGGGTCTGATGGGAGAAGCCGGACCTGAAGCGATCATGCCGCTTGCGCGTGGTGCGAACGGCAAGCTTGGCGTTCGGGCCGAGGGAGGTGGCCGTCCGGTGAACGTGATCATGAACATCTCCACCCCGGACGTTGATGGGTTCAAGCGAAGCCAAGGTCAGATCGCGGCCCAGGTTGGCCGGGTGCTGACCCGTGGCCGACGTTATAGTTAAGGAGGGTTTCCCATGAGCTTTCACGAGGTTCGTTTCCCGCCCAGTCTGAGCTTCGGCTCGGTCGGCGGGCCGGAGCGGCGCACCGAGGTGGTGACGCTGGCCAACGGGTTCGAGGAGCGCAACACGCCCTGGGCGCATTCGCGCAGGCGGTATGACGCCGGACTTGGAATGCGGTCTTTGGACGATATCGAGACGATGGTGGCGTTCTTCGAGGCCCGTCGCGGTCAGCTCTACGGGTTCCGTTGGAAGGATTGGGCGGACTTCAAGTCCTGCGCGCCCTCGGTCGAACCACATTTCAACGATCAGGAATTGGGATGGGGCGATGGAACGACCACCGTGTTCCAGATCGTCAAACAGTATCGCAGCGGCGAGAACACCTATCACCGCCCGATCCGCAAACCGGTCAAAGGCAGCGTGAAGGTGGGCCTGTCCGGCGATCAGCAGATCGAAACGGTGGACTACGATGTGGACGTGACCACCGGGCATGTGACCTTCTCGGACGCGCCGCCCGTGGGGGCGCAGGTGACCGCCGGGTTCGAATTCGACGTGCCCGTGCGGTTCGACACCGACCGGATTCAAACCTCGGTCTCGTCGTTCCAGGCGGGTGACGTCCCGAACGTGCCGGTTCTGGAGGTGCGGGTCTGATGGCGGCGACACAGGAGTTCATCGCGCATGTGCAGTCGGGCCTGAACACGCTTGCCCGATGCTGGAAACTGACGCGGAAGGACGGGTGGGTCCGGGGGTTTACGGACCATGATGCCGATCTCGTGTTCGACGGCGTCACCTTTGCCGCTGATACGGGGCTGACGGCGCAGGCATTGATGCAGACGACGGGGCTTTCGATCGACAACACCGAAGCCGTTGGCGCGTTGTCGGATGCTTCGGTGCGCGAAGCCGACATCGCGGCGGGAAGATTTGACGGCGCCGAGGTCGAGGCTTGGCTGGTCAACTGGGCGAACACGGATGAACGGCTGCTCCAGTTTCGCGGATCTCTGGGCGAAATCACCCGTGCGGGCGGTGGTTTTCGTGCCGAGCTCCTGGGATTGGCGGATGCCCTCAACCAACCCCAGGGCCGGGTTTATCAGACGGCTTGCGGTGCCGTGCTGGGGGACGCGCGATGTCGCTTTGACCGCGATACGCCCGGTTATACAGAAGAGATCGCGGTCGTGTCCTTTCGAGACGGTGTGCATGTCGAGCTTGACGGCGCGACCACACAGCCGGATCGCTGGTTCGAGCGCGGGCGGCTGCGCGTCGTGGACGGTGCCGCCAAGGGGTTGGTCGGGGCGATCAAGAACGACGCGGGTGGACCATCGACGCGCAAGATCGAGCTTTGGCAATCCCTTCGCGCCGACTTGGCTGTCGGAGATCTGGTCCGGATCGAAGCGGGCTGTGACAAACGCGCGGAGACCTGCCGGGAGAAGTTCGATAACATCCTGAACTTCCGAGGGTTTCCGAACGTGCCCGGTGAAGATCGCCTGTTGTCCGTTCCTGTCCGGGGCCGGACCGTCGACAGCACCGGGGGGAACGCGAAATGACGCCCGAGGTCATCGTGGCGGAAGCCCGCGGGTGGATCGGCACGCCTTACGTTCATCAGGCGGCTTGCAAGGGCGCGGGGGCTGATTGTCTCGGGTTGGTGATCGGTCTGTGGCATGCGCTCTATGGGCACGCCCCCGGGACTGTGCCGGCCTACACACCGGATTGGTCCGAGGCGGCGCGGGATGAGCAACTGCTGACCGCGGCCGGACGGTTCTTGCAACAAGTCAAAAAGGAGGACGCGCGGGCGGGGGATGTCGTGGTCTTCCGGATGCGCGAGGGCGCCGTGGCGAAGCATCTTGGCATCCTCGCGACGCCCTTGCCGGATCCGACCTTCATTCATGCCTATTCCGGTCACGGCGTCGTCGAGAGCCCGCTGTCCGCTCCGTGGCAACGTCGCATCGCGGCATATTTCAGGTTTCCCGAAAGGGGGTAG